AAATAAAAAACCCCTACCACTATGTGGTAATTTACGTATAACAAAACTCTACTTTTAATTTAACATTAGTCCAAAAAGAATTATTCCTATCCATATATTGATACAACAGAAATATAGACGATATTCTATGTGCCCCATCTTGTATCTTATCATCTATAACTACAATAGGTGGTAAGATTTCCAAAGATTGAGGATTATTCTTCATATAGTTAGCATACTCTATTACCTTTTTTGTTACACCCCATGAATAATCTTTATTCATTATATCTTCCACAACTTCTTTATAATATGGTATATCTTTTATTCTTCCATCCAAAATTTCATCTATGGTAAGATAATCTACTCTACAATCCATATTATCTTTTTGTTCTTGTGATATTGGTTCACCTGATGATTCACCTGGTTGTGGAACATTAAATTCTTCCTTTAATATTCTTTTAATTAATTGTCTCATAAAAAATAAATATTATTAGAAATAAAAAACTCCAACACTTGGTTGGAGTTTTATTTGTTATGCTGAACAAGTCAAACAGTCGGGATCATCTATTGAACATACTTTTGACATCATCTCGGTTGTGATTTCATCAGGAATATTTACCTGTGTTACAGGAACCGATTGTATCAAATAATCTTCATTGATTTTTATTTCATTCATATCAACTCCGAGTCCTTTAAGTGCCGAAGCTTTAGCTTTGGTTCTCAAATAATACATACCCGTCTTTAGTCCAAGTCCCCAACCGTAGAAATGTGCTGAAGAAAGTTTTGAGTGAGTAACATCTTTCATAAACATATTGAGAGATTGTGATTGATCAATGAAGATCGCTCTGTCTCTTGCCATATCAAGAAGATTTTTACCTTTCATCTCCCAAACTGTCTTGTAAGTTTCTTTGATGTGGTCAGGAATTTCGTTGATATTTTGAATTGATCCTTCCTCAGCAAAAAGTTTAACTCGGATTTCATTGTTCCATAGACCGAGATCAACCAAGTCCTCTACAAGATATTTGTTGATTACAACATATTCACCTGAAAGGGTATTTCTCTTATAGAGGTTGGAGGTGAAGGGTTCAAAACATTCGTTGTTTCCAAGAATCTGTGCTGTAGATGCGGTTGGCATCGGTGCCAACAACAATGAGTTTCTCAATCCTTTTTCGATAATAGATGTCTTCAACTTATCCCAATCCCATCTTCCTGATAGATCATCACCTTCATTGATATTCCACATATCAAATTGTAAAATACCTTTTGAAGCCGGTGATCCTTTGAATGATTCATATGATCCGTGTTGAATTGCCAAGTCATTAGACGCCGACAACGCCGCATAATACATCGTTTCAAAGATTTCCTTGTTGAGGGTCTTCGCCTCATCCGATTCAAACGCATAACCCAACATAGCGAATGTGTCAGCCAATCCTTGAACACCCAATCCAATAGGACGATGTTTCATATTGGATGTTTTGGTTTCAGGTGTTGGGTAATAGTTGATATCAATCACCTGATTGAGGTTGATGGTCGCTTGGTAAGTAACATCAAACAACTTATCAAAGTCAAAGGTTCTGAATCTTTTATTACGACTCCTAACTTTACCAGTAGGAATTTCCACCATCTTGGGAAGAGCGATAGATGCCAAGTTACAAACCGCTGTTTCGTTTTTGTCCGTATATTCAAGAATTTCGGTACACAAGTTGGAGGACTTAATCGTTCCAAGATTCTTCTGATTCGTCTTTTTGTTCGCCGCGTCCTTATAAAGCATATATGGAGTTCCTGTTTCAATCTGTGAATCAAGAATTTTCTCCCAAAGAAGTCTTGCCTTTACAGTTTTGAGTCCTTTACCCTCACTTTCATAGTGTTCATAAAGACGGGTGAACTTAAGATCATTCTCATCATCATATGCGTCAATAAGACCAGGAACTTCATTGGGTGAAAACAATGTCCAATCACCATCTTCGTTAACCCTCTTCATAAAAAGGTCGGGTGTCCAAAGAGCGAGGAACAAGTCACGAGCTCTAAGCTCTTCTTTACCGTGATTTTTTCTCAAATCAAGGAATTCAAAGATGTCAGCGTGCCATGGCTCCAAATAGATGGCAATTGAACCTTTTCTTTTTCCACCCCCCTGATCAACATATCTCGCAGTTTCGTTGAAGACACGGAGCATCGGGATGATTCCGTTGGATGTTCCGTTGGTTCCTTTAATATATGAACCCTTTGAACGAATTTTGTGGATATTAATACCAATACCACCCGCAGATTGTGAAATAAGCGCACAATCAGAAAGGGTCTTGTAAATACCAGGTATTGAGTCATCGTCAATATCCAAAAGGAAACAAGAAGAAAGTTGTGGACGGGTTGTACCAGCATTGAAGAGGGTGGGGGTGGCGTGGGTAAAGAGACCCTGTGACAACATATCGTATGTCTTTTGTACCATCTCCAAGTTATTACCCCAAATACCAACGGCGACCCTCATATAAAGGTGTTGTGGTGTTTCAGCAACATTACCATCCACCTTCAAAAGATATGATTTTTCCAAAGTCTTAAAACCAAAGAAATCAAACTCAAAGTCACGATCGTGAACGATCATCGCATTTAATTCCTTTCCGTGTTTTTTAATAACTGCATAGGTTTCATCGGAAATCATACCCGCCCTTTCACCTGTTTTAGGATTGATATAGTCGTATAGATTTTTAGCAACCGTAGTGAACTCTTTAGGTACGTGTTTATATAGTGAAGTAATAGCAATTCTTGAAGCCAAGAATGAATAGTCAGGGTGAATCGGAATCATTGATGCCGCCGTTTCAGCTGCCAACTTATCCAATTGATCCGTTGTTACTCCATCATAAATTCCCGCAATTACCTTCTTCGATACACTAATCGGATCAACATAATCTGTATTCAGATCATAGGTTTGCTTTTTAATTCTGAGAACTACCTTATCAAATTTTACAGGTTCCCTTTCTCCGTTTCTTTTTGTTACATACATTGTTTTAATAATTTAGAAGTCTTCGTCTGTTGAGAATGATTTTCCTTCGTTCACACCCACCGCAGCTTTGGAATAGTCGGAAACTCTTTTCTCAAAGAAGTTGGTTTTATTTTCCATTGCGATATTTTGCATGAAATCAAAAGGATTTTCAGAATTATAAACTTTTCCAACCCCAAGATCAACTAGCAAACGATCCGCAACATATTCAAGATATTGTTTCATCAAGTCTTTGTTCATTCCGATCAAATCAACAGGAAGTGATTCGGTGATGAACTCTTTTTCAATTTCAAGTGCCGAACCGATGATTTCCATAATCCGGTCTTTTGTCAATTTGTTTTCAATGTGGTTGTTGTAAAGGTGAACCGCAAAGTCACAATGTAACCCTTCATCTCGTGAGATAAGTTCGTTACTGAATGAAAGACCCGGCATCAAACCTCTTTTCTTGAGCCAGAAAATTGAACAGAATGATCCTGAGAAGAAGATCCCTTCAACCGCCGCAAAGGCAATCAATCGTTCAATAAATGACTCGGACCCGATCCACTTTAGAGCCCATTGTGCTTTCTTTTGAACCGCAGGAATGGTGTCAATTGCATTGAACAAATAGTTTTGTTCTTCTTTGTCTTTGATATAAGTGTCTATCAACAATGAATAGGTCTCAGAATGGATGTTTTCCATCATAATCTGAAATCCGTAGAAGAATTTCGCTTCCGTATATTGAACTTCACTTACAAAGTTCTCTGCGAGATTCTCGTTTACAATTCCATCCGAAGCAGCAAAGAATGCCAAAACATTTTTAACGAAATGTTTTTCTCCGTCGTTGAGTCTTTCCCAATCAATAAGATCGGAAGAGAGGTCAATTTCTTCAGCAGTCCAGAATACGGATTCTGCTTTTTTATAGTAATCCCAAATATCGTGGTGTTCAATTGGAAACAGCACAAATCTGTTCTTATTTTCTGTTAAGATTTTTTCCATTTTTTTGTATAAATTAAAGTGTTTGTTCTCGTTGTCTTCTTCTATCCATCAATTCTTTCTGACGCTGTTTTGCCGATTCTTCTTTCTTTTCTTCTAATCCCAAGAAAGTAACACTCTGCTCAGTGTCAATATCCAATAACTCGTTATTGAATTTGCAATTCTCAAATACAATACCATCCCTTCCGATACGTGATTTCGTGATGGCGATCGTTGCGAGGTTCATCTCCTTTTGTTGAAGTGATTTCGCAATTGAAATAATCACGTGTCCGACTTGAGCCTTCTTAATTGATCCACCCATCTGATCTGTCGTTACAACATCAGAAGAGATTGATGATCTATTACCTTGAGTCGCCGTCCAACCCGCAATATCCAACTCTGTACACATCGCTTCAAACTTTCTCATCACCGATCCTTCACTCTTCCAATCATCCGCACCTGCCATACTTTTGTCAGGAAGAATACAGTCAATATAATCAACAACCAAAAGGTCAATAGTTACACCTTCAGATTTGATTTTACGAATGTAGTTCTTGATATGACTCATGGTTAGAGTATCAGATGGTAGTTTTCTAAGCATCAACTTGTTGGGTTGTGATTCTCGGATTTCTCTAACTTTTTCCATCACATCGTCTTTGTGTGCAGGAAGTTCAGAGTTTGCAAGTCCTGTCCACAAGGTGAAGTGCTTTCTTTGGATAATCTTTTGGTTGTCTTCAAAGAAGATTTGAAGAACATTGAATCCCATATTGAAAGCGTTGTTTGCTATTTTTGTGAGTATAGTTGTCTTACCCACCCCCGTCGGAGCGAGAATAACACCAATTTCACCCTTCGCCAATCCACCACTCAGAAGATTGTCTAACCCATTAATCCCCATTGGAATTGGGTGTCTATAGTCTTCCGCCAAAACATCATCTAAATCACTGAACACATCTGCTGTGTCTTGTTCCATATTACCAACCTGTAACCCCTCTCTCACCATTTCTTCCAACGCGTCATAATTTTCGAAGTCACCTTTATCGATGATTTTCTGTGCTCTTTCAAGCACCTTCTTCATAACTTGTTGTTTACAAAACTTCAATGCTTTGTCTTGTACAAACTCGTGCCCCTCCTGTGGTGCGTTCTTGACATTTTCAAGTGTGTCAATGATTACCTTGCGGGCTTGTTCTTGAGAAATTTCAGAGATAGTTAGTTGTTCAAGTGTGGCAATGTTCGGAATAGATTCGTACTTTGCGTGGTACTCTTTTACCATTTGGACAATGATTGAGTAATACTTGTTGTCAAAGTACGTGGGTTCAATAACTTCCATAATAGACCCCGAAAACTTCTTATCAAAGATGATTTGATTGAGAAGTTGGAGCTGAAAGGTATTACCTAAATAACCGAAATTTTTCTGATTTGCCATGAATGAAACTACCTGATTTTTCTATAAATATAGTTAAACGAGTTCTAAATCTAGGTAAGAGTAAGTTAAATTTTCGTCGGAAAAAATGTCAGTTAGGTTACGCAAAACACCTTTCAGAAGTGGTCGTATATCAACCGTATAACGAACTTTTGGGGGGTAAACTTTCGCATCGAACTGAAGGTGACAAATTGTCCGATTTCCATCCTTGATATAAATGTTAAAATTCTCTGGTCCATCGGTGTTTGATGTTTCCATGATGGACTCATCGGTGGTGATCTGAAAATAATTATCGGTCATATACACAAGGGTCTTACGCTTGAGATCATTTTGAATAATGTTCTTAATATTATTCAACTCGTGATAGAGATTCAAAGATCGTCCTGCGTTTTCTTGATAATCCCGTACATTAAAGAATCGTTGTACCACAAAGTTGTCGTTGAGGGTAATCAACAATTCCATTTTTTTCAATTCCTGTTCTTTCATTTTTTTTGTTTTTTAAAGGTTTGTTTTTCTTTTCTTGTTAACTTCATAAAAGGGGTGATAAAATCAACCCATGCATTGTCCCCTCTCGGTAAAAAATTGTACAGACCATCTTCTCTCATAAGTTTCATCGCCTGTTTGTATGATCTACCATCGGGGTCTAAACTCTCATTGATTAGACTTAATATTTCATTTTTTGCTTCTTGTGTTAAAAGTGGGTTTCGTAGATCAATTAACTTTCTGTTGACTTCATAAAGTTCTTTTTCAAATATACCATCTTTTGTTTTACCAGTCAAAAGGTTTTGTAACGTTTTGTTGTTTTTGTTTTCTTCAAAAAGTTTTTCAGCCAAATCCAATACTTCCTCTACTTCCATCTTTTTTGTCAATAGATCAGGGAATAATTTAACCAAAGTTTTTTCACCAAGAAAATAGACTCCGTTAATATTATCCGACTTATCACCACAAAAAATCTTAAAGACCGCCATATTTTCTGATGGAACGTACAGATCTTTTACTATCTGAATCTTTTCACCATACTTTATTAGTCCCTTAAACGGGTTATAGATCCACACATTTTCTTTCATTAGTTGTGTTAGATCTTTGTCCCCCGAATAAATCGTAACTTGTTCGTTGTCAGAATTTTGAGTATAAAATGCAATTAGGTCATCAGACTCACATTCTGCTTGTTCTACTTGTCTTACAAAAAATTCTTCCAAATAAAGTTGGATGCGGTTCTTTTGTTCGTAAAAAGATTCTGTGTCAAAGTCATCGGATTTGATTCTATTTGCTTTGTATTCTGCAAGAATCTTTCTTCTTTCCAAAGAGTTATACTCACCATCCCAAAATACAAGAATTTTGTCGTAGTTATACTCCGTAAGTTGTTTTCTTAGTGTATTCAGAAAATGGAAAATACCTCCTACTTTCTTATCTTGAGAGTATAAGTTCTTAGCCCCGTGAAATCCGATTTTCAGGAGGTTATTTCCATCGACCAATAAAGTTCTCACTTTTATTCTTCTTCCCGATCATATTTTAAATCAAATTCCCCATCAACCCCCAATATATCTTTCCAATATTCTGAATGTTCTTTTTTGTATTTCTCAATTGATTCTTTCTCCTCAGCACTATCTTTACCATGTAAAAACCCATGAGGTGTCACAATAATCCTACCATCATCATATCCTAATCCATTGATGTGGTTTTTCATAACAGAAATTTTGGTTCTTGATGCAAATTTAACACTTCTCTTATCTTTAGTGGCTGTAATTTTGGTTGTACCCGCACCTTTTTGATTTCCAAACAAGAAAACTAACGATGAGTTTAACCATATTGCATTACCTCCTTTTGCCATAATCTTCGGTTGACCAAAAGGATTATCGGGAAGTTCAACCCAAGGCTGATTGACGATTACCAAAGTGTTGGTGTATTTACTGTCTGATCTACGGCTTCCTGAAATTCGTTGGTTGATACCCATTCCAATCTTGTCAGCAAGAACCGATGCGTTGTGTTGTTTTCCTCCTTTACCGTCGAACGTCATTTTACAGGGAACAGAACCAACCGAGTCCCAAAGGAACAAAAGGTCGTAGTCAATATCACCCTTGTCTTGTGCATCCAATACCTCATTGATATAATCAGTAATTTGCTCAATATAATCAAAATCGTTTTTGAAAAGGAAGAATCCATCCCAATCCAATTCACCAGTCTCTTCATCAACAACCTCTTCACACTGAAATCCCATAATTTTGGCGTGATCAAAACTCCATTTCTGTTCTGTAATAATAAAAACAGGTAGGATATTTTTTTGTTGCGCATTGACCGCTGATTTTACAAGTGCGGTTGTCTTACCGGTATCAGAGTGACCCAAGAACATATTAAGGTGACCAAGTGCCGGTCCTGGCATACCTGTTGCTTCCAAAAATTCTTGACCCAAATCAAGGTATTTTTGTGGTTTGTATTTTGCCGAAGTCGAAAACTTCTTCTTTACCGAAGTAAAATCTTTTTTCTTGATTGCCATAATTTTTATAAGTTAAAAAAGGGGAGGAAAACCTCCCCGTGATTTTTAGAATGGAAGTTCCGCCGAGGGAAGTTCGTTGTGTTGAGGATCAAGGTCACTTTCTTCATCTGTGGTTCCTCCACCACCGAACTCAGATGTTCCTTCTTCACCATAAACATATTTACCCGTTGCATTGTCCCAACGTGGGGTCTCTCCACGAGAGATTGCTTCAAGATACTCATAAGGCTTCTTTGAGTATACATCCTCCCAAGTCAATTCGTCAGCGAGCCATTCTTCTTGTTGTTTCTTGTCTGTCGCCAAAGGAGATGGGTCGTCGTGCATAATGGATTGAATTGTGGTATATTCTTTTCCATTTGGGGATTTGGACTTTGTGAGGGTGATGATGAGGTCTCGTCCTTTCGTTGGGTCGGTTACATCACCTTTTTCACGCCAAATCGGAATAATCTTATCCAATACACCTTCGTTCTTATAGTTGTGTTTGAAACGCCAGAATTTTACACCATCCTCTTCAGCATCACGGTCAATTACCTTTACGATGTAGAATTTACGAGACCGATATTGACTTGCGAGTTCTTTGTCTTGAGCTTTACCCGTAGACATAAGTTCGTCATATAGGTCATTTAACGGTGATGGTTCGTTGTCATTCTTTCCTGGATCATAGAGTTTGAGCCATTGTTTGTTTACCTGTACTTCGTGGAACCAAACTTCCTTAAATGGTGAAGAATTGTCGGGAGTTGGTAGAATACGAATTCTCTTCCGTCCTGAAGTTTCTCCTTGCAAAAGGATAGTTGTGAAATACTTCTTCAATCGATCTTCACGATCCATTGAGTTACCATTACCGGTTGGTTTGGTGTTTTTTTCGTACTGAGCCAGTACCGCGTCTAAAGATGTTGCCATAATGTGTTAATTAAGAGGTTTGATAAAAATTAGATTTAAAGTTTCGTATTGTCAAATAAAAAAAGGGGTCTTGGATTTTACCGCTGACCCCTTAATAATAATTATAAAATTGTCTTAAATCAATATCTGTTCAAAGGTAAACTTTCATCGTAAGTGTTAAAAGATCCTTTGATTGTACTAGCATCGTAGTTGGTTACTTCATCATCTGTCAAAACATATTCATTCTTACCTGAAGCTTCCATCTCATCCTGTTTTACATCAAAAAAATCGGTAAGTTTTTGACTATATGGATAAGAATCTAACGATCTCAATTGTAATTTTTCTTCTGGTGTTTTTTGTCTGTATTTTTCAAACTTAGTTTCCAAACTATCAACTTTTTGGAAAATCTTATCAATCTCCCCTAACTTATCTTGAAGTAAGTTTAATTGATTGATAATTGCGTCATTCATCTCACTTTGCTTTGATAAAATATCATCTTGTTTTGTTACCAAATCGGTGATGTCCAATTCTTCAGTACCACTGTCTGTTGTTTCTGTAGTGTCGGTGACATCTGTAGTTTCAGGTTCACCAACTTTCTCAACATCAGGATCCGTCGCCGTATCGATTGGAGTTGCTTCCGCCCCCGCATCAGGAGCTGGAGTATCAAGTCCAGCATCAGGTGTTGCTAAATCGGGTGTTGCCGCAGCATCAAGACCAGTATCAGGTGTCTCAGCACCTAATTCTTGTTCTACAATATATTTGTTGATTTGACGATATCTTTTGATTTCTTCTAAAATTCTTTTTTCTACTGACATTTTTTAATCGTTTAAAAGTTGCTTTATACCTCCACTTGTTCTTACTTGAACATTACGGTTGGTAATTCGGTTATTGTCCACTCTTTCAATAAGTCCATCACTGGTTGAAATAATGTAACACTCGTTTGTGTCCAAATCACAAACTTCTTTTTGGTTGGGCCCAATAGACCTTTCCGTAATTCTTGTATTCTTACCCAAGAATCTATCTAATGTTTCTTTTGTGGTCATTTTTTATTTATAAATATCACTATAGTAAAGAAAGGTAACGTTCCATGTTACTACGAATTTTTGCATCATCTGCGGCGAGAACTGAACCACCTATAGTTTGTTTATATTTTGTCCAACAATTTTTAATAGTATTGAACAACTGTTCTTTATCAGTATCAGTCATGTTACTTCTTGGTTCAATATCATAAGTCGTTCCTGAAATGGTTGGATTTTTCATAAGAGCGTCAATCCATTTTTCATTTATACTCACAAAAGCTTGAACACATTTTTGCGGAGACGCGAATGTCGCCAACGGAACAACATTTTTATCTGCCAACTGATAACACAAGCATCCATCAATATAACTGTTAGTTTCCGAATAAACTCCGTCTGTACCCAATAGTTTTCTATTGTTTGCACTTTCTAAAATAAAATTATATAAATTATTTTGAACATACACAGGTGAATTATCATAATTGTATAGAAGATGTGGGAATACAAAAGCATTTATACCAACTCTTTTGTTAGAAGTAACCCCAGATACAATATCGAATAAATTTTTATCTGATATGTTATTAGTAACAGGTTTTGCTGATGCATCTTTTCTCGGAACTTGATTGAATACCGCATCTATTTTTCGTTCACAAGTTTGACTATCTGACGCCGGACCAGTGGGTGATGATGTAGCCGCTTGGTCATCCACTTGAGTAGCCAAAATGAAATTTTCTTCGGTTTTGTATTTTTTGATTCTATCTTTGATTTTGTTCAAATAATTTCTATTCACCGCAGTGACCAATTGTTCCGGTGTTTCGTCTTCATATTTTGAAACCTTCGTCCCTTTGAATTTGGTTGTAAATTCACCACCTGTTCTTATGTCGTGTTCTACTCCCAAAATAAGGTAAGCCCCTGAAAACATTGGAACATTTCTCAGTTGGAAATACATCGTTGGTTGAATCAACATAGATCCCATACATCCAACCTCACAGGAATAACTTCTACTCTTATAAAGATCATATAAACCTTGAGGTTGTGGCATTGCCGAGTTTGAGTTGTATTGATTCGCTAACGCCATCATAATATCCAAAGATTCGGCGGTTACTTTATGTTGTGCCTGATCCAAAGCCATTGAGGTGAATATATTTTGGTTCTGTATTCCGAAGTCAACTGCAAAAGCAACGACCTTATTACTCAATCCCAAATCCGCATTTTGATCCTGATTTGTATCTATCAAAGTATTTTCGATTGGGTTTTCTAAATTTAATCCGTCTGAACCAAAATAATAATTTTCACCAACTTGTAAGTGCTCACTTAGTTTTCCAACAAACTGACAAAGATATTTTGGTTTTGAATCTTGGTAGTCAACCTCCAAGAAGGTTCCAAAAGCTAAAGATCCAATATCATCACTACCAATGGTTGGACCTGTATTCAATCCAGGTTCTTGAATTCCATAGAAATTAACATACGAAGGTAACGCAAAGAAATTAAATCTGTTGTCTTGAAATATACCACTTATAAAATTAATTAAAGAAGTTTTTTCTCTTTTATCAGAAAGATATTTTCTTATTGAGTAAACATCAACTATGAATTTTTGACCAATGTCCCGATTTCTTCTATCAAAAAATAAGAATTCTTCAAATATTGTTTTTTCTTTAAAGTTTCCACCAGCAATCCATTTTTCGTCCAATGTTTTAAATAATCTCCAAAGGTCATTTTTAACAACATCACCATCAATTCTTGAGGTAAAGTCCACCGGTTTTTGTATTACCGTTGGTATTTGGTTTTTGACTTGTTGGAGTGTATAGTTTAAAACATTTGTATGATTTTCATTTAGTGAATTAATATAGTCCGTAAGTATTATTTGAAATTGTGTTTTTGTTAATGAAGGATTTTTGAGTTTTTCATTTGCAAAAATCTTGATCACCTTACTTAACAGTTGTACATTACCAGATGTGAATGCAATATCCATCGTGGGAAAGAAATCGGTGATATATGAACCACTATCAGTATATGTGAGACCCGGTATTTTTGAGAATCCAACGTGTTCTTCCAAAGTAATCCACGCATCAGGATTTAATGACTTTGATTGTAAAAGAGTAATTGTTCCACCACCAGTCGGTAATGTATTTAATTCATATTTTTCAAAAGTATCGGGATCGGTAGGTATAAGTATTTGATTTCCTGATAAACTATCAAATAATTTTCTATCATAATTTCCACAATTTCCGATTTTCAATACAACATCCAAGTTCATGAATGCGGTTATATGATTCAAAATCCTTTTTTCCTGGAAAGAGGATAATTCGTAAGATAATTTAGTCGGATCCGAAGAAACATCAGATGGATTTACTCTGAAAAATTCTTTCAGTACACCAACAAAGTTTTTAAATTTGAAGTTTTCCGTTTCTGAAAGTAGGTTGTCAGTTAGAATGTTCTTAAAATTACCTGACCCAAGTTGTGCGTTGTCATAATCTTTTGGATGTTCACAGAATTTCAAAAACATCTGTTCAAATAAATCCAAAGTTGCCTTATCAAAAACACCAAATATTTCCTCAATGGATGAATATCTTGCCGCCAAAGTGAATGACTCTTGAACTTTATTCTCACCTGAGAAGATGACCTTCATATATTCACTCGGTGTTGGTTTTCTAATAGTAGATGTATTGAAATACCCAAAGTTTGGTGAATTCCAACTCATCCTCGCCGTTCCGTTATAGTATGATTTATTATTTATTAAGTTTGTGTTGAATACTCCATCTTTGAAATATTCAAGTGAGGTTTGATTAAATCTAAGTCCTCCAATACTTGGGAATAATATCCAATCATTAAAACCCGTTCCTGATAGATCCACTAATGATCCAAGATCAAAATACGAATAATATCCTGACGAAATAAATTGATTTTGAACACCCTCCCCTACTTGGAAAAAGCTTGATGTGGTATTTTTTTTAATATTTAACCCCTGATTTAGTGCATTTTGAAATTCAGAATCGGTATAACCACTGAAAACATTTTTTCCAACATAAAGATAAGTCAGGTCGTTTACCAATTTTGGATAAAAACCAACTTGGAAGTTGTTGATGGTGGGTTGTTGGTTTACCATCGTGTAAGTCACTGTAGATGAACTATATGTCTTTGTGGTTGCACTACCAATAGGGTCATATAAACCAGCATAATCTATGTCTTTCCAACATTCATCCAAGTAATCAACTCCCGTTTCAATATAAGTTTTGTATCTATTCCAAATACTTCCATATTTTAATACCCAAGCAAACGGTAATTTATGAATACCTGAAAACTTGGTCATCGTGGATGCGATATAATTCAAAAACTCATTTGTATTATCTTTTTTGGTGATATATCTCTCAAGTGTTGTGGCTAAAGGTAGGGAATTTAAGAACAAATAAGCGGCCGCTTTGAACGGGTGACTTTGATTTTGTTTGAAATTCTGAATACCTTGAGTAAATGAATTAACAAAGTAGGGAGTGTTCAGAATGGAAGTAGTTTGTGTTGCTGTAACGTTGTTTGTGTAGTTAGAATAATAAACCGATCCTTCCAACACAACTTTTTTGGTGTTATCAACCCTCTCATCAAAGAATTGTTTTAAATTTGTACCTGTGGTAATATTTGAAAGGTCATCACCATTTGCGGTATTTTGTAATATTGAATTTTCTTGCCAATTAAAGTAATTGAATGGTCTTCTATCGGTTGTTGATTTTACATCCGTAAAGTTTGTTATAACTTTTTTATCTGAAAAGAAATTTAATACTTTGGTTGTGTCATAAAATCCACTTTCACTATCCCCTTGAAATCCTGCCAAGTTATTTTTTCTCCATTCAGTATTATCAAAAGGATATGTGTTAAGAAGATCCTTAATTGTTGAATCGTTACTCTTTATATACTCTTGGAGAGTTTTGGTCGTTTCTTGTTCTCCATTGATGGTTGGTGAATTATTTTCTAACGACTTAATACTAAGAATTTCTGAACTTGTCTTAAGTTGTTCTTTTATATATAGTGTTGTATAAACGTCTCTTATGTATTGATTCCAATACAATCCCGTCGCATCGTTAGAGGAACTTCTCAATACCGCTTCATAATTCTGAGTAGTGAGGGGTGTTTTTTTGAATAGTTCAAGTAAAGAAATAGATTCACTAATTTGTTGTAAAAGGTTGTATTTTTCAAAGTCACCCAACACTTTATACAACTGTTTTGGGTCTTTACCCCCCTTCATTAATCCAATATAATATGAACTCACCAATGTTCTTTCAAATAGTTCATATATCACAGAGACATCAGTCAAATTAAGATAAGGTATGTTTGTGAATGGAAACTCTAAAGCGTTTGATGAAAGGTAGGGTGGAGTTTGTTCAACATTTTGAACAGGATTCTTAAGAACTTGTTCATTGTATGGAATCAGACCCGAAATAAATTGTTCAACAAATTCAACTTCGGGCCAAACCTCAAAGTTATAAGCCCCTGTTTTTTGGAATGCAGTAGAGTCACCGGGATATTTCACGACTATTTTGTTTTCCGCGTCTTTCACTTCGGTGTATGATGGCCACGGATAAACAATCTGATCTTCAGATGGTATTGGAATCGTACTATCTGTATTTATTCCACCAAGAATAGAAGTAAGTCTTAGGGGATCTTGTCTTTTATCCCAAGCTTTACTATGAACCTCATCCATTAATCTTAAAAATGCATCAACCTGAGCAACAATAACCGCCATTACGTTTCTAATTGTTGGATTAAAACCAAGTCCATAATTTGGATCAACTATTTTTTCTAATAATGATTCGGTTAACGCTTTTTCAATTTCTTCGGTTTTTTCTTTGAGTTGTTTCCTGATTTGTGCAATTTTTTGTTCAAATCCTGTGTTTGGCCCCTTAAGAACTAAACCATAATTGTTAACAACTTGCGCTTTGGTTGGATCTATATATGTAGCACCTAATTTCGATGAAATAAATGTTTGAATGAATTTTTGAAGTTCGGCTGGTAATGGTGTTCTATTATTATTTTCGGATCTATATTTAGCTTCAAAATCAAAATTTACATCATCTTTCAATACAATATCATCAACCGATATATTGATATCAATTGAGGACGATTTGTCTTTTACCTTACCAACTGAATATTTTCCATCTTTTCCAAGTGTTGGATTCTCTAACAATTTGGCCGTGTAGTTGTCAATCAAAGTTTGAAGTTCACCCTTGATTGATGTTAATGTTGTTCCACTTGAATCTATTGGGTAATATCTTGTTGTAGCGTCGGTTTTGGAAATGAAATAGTTTGTGGGTGTAGTCCACTTATTGAACCAAGCAGAAGATGACCTTCCGAAAATATTGTTATAAAATAACTGTAAATCATCTTCATATCTAGCAATATCACTTAATAAAGAAAAGTTTTCTTCCCCGAAAGAAGAAAGTTGTTGATTAATCAATAAATCCAATTTTATTCTCAATTGATCCAAATTCATCACAGGAAAATCCTGTGGAATTAAACCTTTGGATTTATAAACAGAATAAACCTCTTTTAATTTTTGATATCCTCTTGTGGTTCCTTGTGTTGTTTGTGTTTGAAAATTTTGAGCGACATCTCCCGTAGTTTGATTGTTTGTTGTCGTATCGGTATAAAAAGTGGCGGGGTACATATATGGAAGAGCATACATATACGTCAGATCAATATCTGAAAACAACGCCGGTGTTCTTCCAACCAACTTTATTGATATTTGATAATTTCCATTACCAGGATTGAACCTCGCATTAAATGAAACCAAGTTCAACTCGTATTTTACTGCTTTACCATAAAACCCTTTGACGGTTAATTCAAACAAGGGATATGGTAATTGGAAGAAAGCGGCATAGGGTGACTTTTCCCCTTTTTCAAACAAAGCTCTTCCTTGAATATCTTCCAATTCAATCGTTACTTCAGGGATGAATATCTTATTATTTCTGATTGATATGGATGTAATACCCAACAATTGAGTATCATAGTTGGTATTGGTAAGGTTTTTTCTTTGTTCTTCTGAACTTTGATTTAACTTATTGGTATTTCCAATGTTTCCATAATCTCCGAGCAATTCATCAGTCCAAGTTGTATCCAAAAATTGTTTGTCAGAAGGTCTCAAGAAATTAATTTTCGCCAATTGTACTTGTCTAATTTCTGTATTAAAATCTTCTCCAACCGCAAGTTTGGTTCTTGGAATAACGTTACAAGTCAAATTCGCATAAGAAATAAGGTTTTCGTGTTGCACCAACCTGTCCACAGGTTTTCCATCGGCATTGAAGACCTTATTCGGATCCAACAAAATGACGTTATTATAATCCTGATAATATAGTTTTTCTTCCGAAAGATTACCTGCCATAATAGAAGAAGTGTGTATCTAATGCTGCTTTATAATCTTGTAATGATTGTAAGAGAGGAAATGGAACAATAATAACTGCGTTGTCAGGAATTGACCACTCTGTTCCACCATATTGGGGATTAGCTTGCAAAATCAACCAACCAAAATAAGGTGTGTTATAAAATTGTTGACTTATTTTATCCAATCTTGATTGTCCCACCTTGTAAATATACTTTTTATCTGTGGATTTTGAAGGCAATTCAACAAAGGGTACAACAGATTGTTGTCCGTTCAATATAAATTTGGTGTATCTATTGTAATATTCCATTATACAAAGTTTTCTTTTCCGTTAAAGGTGTCATTGGATCCTGAATTTACCCCGTCGTATAAATTTTTCAATTCGTCAATTTGTGTGGTGTTTGGACTAATATTTTGAACTATACCAAATGCAAATCCTGTTGAGTTTTGGAATGGGATATAGACCTCAAATTTATCGTTGATCTTATCAAAAGCTTCTTTGAATTTAGTTTCTGTATATTTTTGTTCCAACTGATATCCGTATTCACTATACATCTTATCAATAATTTCGTTCAAATAACCTCTAGCAGATGATTCTTGATCCGAATCAACATTTGTGAGTAAGGTGTTTACTAATTTTACCCTGAAATCCAACTCAACGATATCTTCATACAAAGTCAAATACTCGTAATAATATTTCTCAGGGGATTCTTCAATATTGGGGGATGCATCAAAAATACCAACTCCTTGTAAATCAGTTAATAAGAAATTATTTAAATCTTCAGATAATGTCACAATTTCCTTAAATGGACTGTCTGTTGCTATTGTTGGTAAAGAAACTGTGGCTATTGTTGGATTACCCTTGTTATCAATAAACCCATCAGAAGTTTGTTGTGTTATATAATTTAACTTATTTATATTTTTGACCATATCAACTTGATTCGTGTTAACCTCATTGAATTTTAATACGGAGTTATTACTCACAAAGTTTTTTTTGTTATTAATAAAATCTATCAAGTTCTTTTTGATTGTTCTTTTGGTTTTGGCCTTCAAGGGTGTATTTGAAATCCATTCCAATATATAACCCTCATCGTTTTCAAAATATCCTTTGGCTGTTGTAAAAATGGTGTCCACTCTTCCTTGAACATTTTGAGGACTTCCGTAAATCTGAACATTTTCAGAATAAAAGGTACCATTTTCGTAAAATCTGTTCAACCTGTTCATTTCAGTCATGAAACCCCACCCTCTTTCAACCGCAAATGCTTGAAGGTTGTTTGTGAGAGCAAATACATAATTCCTAACTTTATCTTTGGTATCATTTATAATGGTTTCATAACTCAAAGTACCTGTAAAACCTGTGTCATTTATTTCAGTTGACACAACAGATCCAATATATGTACCTGCAGTGTTGGGTTGACCAACATTACCTTGAGTCTTAACTTTTTGATTTTCTTCGATTTGTGCGTACAATTTGTTATCAATTACACTTGTGTCTTCAGTCGCCTCAGCCCTTTCATCATACATCTCAGTATTGGCATAGTAGTTGAAAGATAGAGCGTTTTGAAGTTGGTTAATCGGTTCTTTGAGTCCCGATCCACCTATAAAGTCAAAATTAATTGTAACACTCGCTATCATCGGTTGAATTCCAATGCCTTCAGGATTGATATCCAAATTTTCATAATTCAAGCTTATTGAATTAATAAGGATTTTGGTATTATAAAAATCACCGATCCTTAAAACACATACAGGTGGTGCACCAAACGATGTGTTCTCTGCGTCATTTATTACTTCTTGACCACGATCGTTGATTACAGGTATGGTTGACCCCGGTCTTGTACATTGATTCAAAAAGGTTAACCTTGAATTCAATCCTTCAGGTGTGATAGCATGAAAGGCAGGATGGAAATATTTGAGTTTTTCTTTTAATGAATCGTAAATAACTGGTGAATCCTCTTTCATCATTTCAAAATACGAACACTCTGAAAGTAAGTTTCTTAAAACTTTTTTTGCTAAACCAGGAAGTGCACTGACTTGTCTTTCCGCTGTTGTTGTTGTCGTTGTAACGATTCCTGGTATACTTTGGAGAGATATTGTCCCGTTTGGTACATCTGTTGGGTTGGGTAATTGGTCTGTTTCTGGTGATGCCTGTGTTGCTTGTGTAGCAGGTGCTGGTTGAACGGGTGGTGAATCTACCACCAATTGAACTCTGACATTTCTGTTTTCTATAGCTTGTAACGCACAAACAGTATCACTCAAAGGTCCTGTTTCTGTTGAATTTGAATTAGTTTCTCCTTCAGGTAGGGATTTATATTTGAGTATAGAATCTTTGAATTTCGATAACTGTGAATTTTTGTATCCTTCTATATACTGTTGAACTGAAGAAATTCTTCTTTCTGAAAGTTTTCTATTATATTCTGTACTTCCTATACTTGAGGTATTCCCTATCAAGTTGATTGTTACATTATAATTTTGATTACATAACTCAAATATTTGATCACACAACGCATCAAGTTCTGATTGATTTTGGCTGATTGCGTTATCGAAGAAGTTCCCAACTCCTTGTTTTTGCGCCGAAGGTGCACAATTAACATAAGCCTGTTTTTTTCCGATATATACTTGTAAATAAGTATTGAAAGGTTGCACGGTCTCATCAGGTTTAGGATAATCATTCCTAAAATAACATGAAACTTCACATTTAACAGGATCTAAAACAACAGGGTTTTGAGGTGGTGCAACTTCGTCCGATCCACCAGGCGATCCCGGTTCGGGTTGTTCTTGTACCACAGGAGGTTGAGGCGCTGTTTGTGATATAAGTTCCTGAATTATTGTTGTATCTGTTGTTTGAGTGAGTATAACCTGTATTTGTTGTAATTCAGTTAAAGGTATTGTATTATACAAGGCAGCTAACTCATATAAGTCATATTCCTTACACCCTGCAAAAAATGATTCCAAAATAGAATTAGTTTCTTCTGCATTCTGACCTTTTAGTGTTTTATCAACAATAAGGTTCAAAACTGATGGATGGTCAACAACAATTTTAAAAGATAAACTTCCTCCCCTCGTTGAATTTCCATATGTATAGATTGGTTCTGGTCTACCAATAAATTCGGTCGGATTCCACTTACTTGATAAACTTTCTGAAAAGGTTAATTCATATGGTGGAAACCACATTATTCTTCCCCCATTTGGACCCCTCTCACAAAGAGGTAAATCTTGAACAGTAAATCCTTTCTTTTTCGAAGGTTTCCATGCCAAATTTTCAATAGAAAACATATATTTCTTAACCCCTTCGTTGGTTAGATTTGTAGAATCTACTCCTTTTGTTGGTGTTATATTTAGATTGTAAGGGGCATCTAAATTAGAGTAAGAAAATCCACGAATATTTCGTGTTTTTTTCTGTAACCTACTCATCGTAGTAAATGGTTGGTCTTTTGTGAATATTCTACAGTACTCTGCACCTTGTTCTATACCATCCACGTCAACGTATTTGATAACTTTGGATCCCTTAGTTATCTCTTTATACCCATCATTGAATATTTTAGATACTTGGTTTATCGCATTACCAATACTCTCAAAAGCTTTACCTCCACCTGGATTAGATAAAACTAGTTGTTGTGTTTTGTCTAATATCGAATCTTTTGTGAATGCAAATCCGTCTGAAACTGTTCCTCCAAATGTTGATGATGCATTTCCACCAAACGTAGTACCGTTTGGTCCAACAAAAGACCCAACAGGAGTTGTATCTGCCCCCGCCCATGAAAAACCACCTTGAATATCACCCTGATTATAAAATGATCTACCGGCATAACCAAACCTGAATGTACCATCTAATCCCTCCCCTTCATATGTTTTACCTAAAATAGTATAACCATACACAGGAACTCCATCCATACCCGATGGTTGATCGTTTGGCGGTGCGACTAAGTTTGGTATTGGTGTTTGTTGTGTTCCAAGATAGTATTGTCCGGCAGGTGGTTGTGTTCCACCCAACGCTCTACCTAATTCAGCTATTGATTGTATCCCCTGTCCGAGTAAGGTTTGAGCGGCTTGTACTTGGGAACTTCTGTATTCAGGTCTGTATTTGTTAAATTCGAGATTATTGAATAAAACAGATTTTTGACCTCCACCTGTATTTTGTAAAAAGTTAAATGAAGGATCTAGTTCGGGTCTACCGAAACCAACTATTGATGATATTGCCTGTCTTAAGTCGTTTACAATTCTACCTCCGACCGTTGTTTGTTCATTTGCAGTTACGGGTGATGAATCATCAAAATAATCACCGGGTATCCAAGAATATGGACTATAGACACCTGTAATTCTTGAAACCAAGTCCAACCCTTTTCCTACCAAATTGTCAGGTTGTGAGATCTGCCAATTTCTTTCTATTAACGTTCTGTTCCCCGTAAGTAATGCGGTTGCTTCATAAGGATCCGACAAAGCATCCAACAGATTGACTCTTCCGAATGTTTCTTCCCTTATTTCTTGACCAATTCTATATTGAAATTGTTGTTTTAAAAGGTTTGCTGAAATTTGAGCCAGTTTGGAGTCATTACTTAATGAAGCTTCTGACCCGACGGGGTTTAGTTGGAATACAATGTTTTGTAGTGGATAGAACGATGATACAAAAGTGTAGTAAGTATCTCTGTTATTGATGATATTCTGAATATCTTGAATTGATATTGGCTCACCAAATCCGTCTTGTGGTCCAAAAAAGTTTAAAAGATATTGTTTTTCTAAATACTCGGGATATTTTTTTAATAGCTCGTCCGAGTCCTTTACCGCCGAATCCCTAAGTTTAATCGGAAAAATACCATTTTCTCCTGATACTTGAGTAGAGAAACTACCTTCAATGGTATATGGAGAAAGGTTTTTGATAATATTATTTTTTCTGAATATATCAGAAATACTATTACCAAAACTTAGTGAACTATATGACATCTATTTTTATTTTATAAATAGATGAATTTGAAATTTATGATCTACCTTTCCTCTTTTCATTAATTCTTTCAAACTCTTCGGAAAGTTCTCTTATCATAAATTTTCTTTCATAAACGGGCATCATTTGTAAATCTTGGTAAGTTATAGCAGTATTCCTTACCAAGTAGTAGAATTCTTTCAGTTGTATTTGCTTATATTCAGAAGAAAGGACGAAAAAATTCAGCCCCAAAGGATACATTGATCTGTACCTCTTCTCCTGACGGGGCTAAAATTGTTTGTTTAAGGTCTAGTCTCGGTTCCAAATTGTCCAACTCATTTCTCAAAAATTTGGAGTCAGCGATTGGTAACATACTTACAAATCTTGAAATATCACTTCTATCTTCATTTCCATCAACAGAAACAATATTCATCTCCAATCTTTTTGTTACTATTGGAGCAACCATACCATTAGGATAGGAATCTCTTATTTTCCTCAAAGAAAATTGGTCACCCAAAGTTAACAATTTTACTTTCACTTCGTTTCCCGCCTTTGGAAGTTTGATGGTATAGTGACCATTTTGATCCGGTTCTTTTTCTAATTTCTTGAAATTTAGTTCATCCAAATTAATATCCGTTTCAAAAACCTGTTTTGTCTTGGGGTCAGTTGTTTTAATTTTGTATTGTGGACCAAATGCCGTGTTTCTCAAAAAAACCAATATGGCTTCCGCATCACCTTCTAAAAGTTGTTCAGGTTGGATATCAGGTTCATATATTTTACTTCTCAAGAGAGTTAAAATCATATTGTTAACATCTTTGAGATTTTGACTCATCAAAACATTCTCATCGGAGGCTGTAAGATACCCTACCTTTAATGCTTTCTTTCCCGAAGCATAAAATTTACCTTGAGAAGGTAATGGGACCACATCGTGTGGTAAATTAAAATTTTCTTGTCCGTAAACTTTTGAATTGTCCATAATAAAAAACCCCGGAGATTGGCTCCGAGGCTAAAATAAACTGAAATATAATAAAGTCAATATCAGTTACCGAAATATAATCAGAAACTTAGTAGACAAGAATACATCTATCAGGACGAAGTGTTGCTGTGATGGTTGCGAGACCATCTTCACTATATCCTAACGAATCAAAGTTAACATCAGAAAGGAAAGTACCTTGTAAAATCCACTTTTCAACCACAACACCGGTTGGATCTAAAAGTTCAAGGTCAATGTCTTTCTTGTAACCCGCAGCATAACCCATACGACCTGTGACAGATTCAGCATGAAGTCTAACCCACTCCATAAGTGCTTGTGACGCTGATGGTCCGATTGGATCTCTGAAGGTAACATTGATGGTATTCCAATTAAATCTTCCTGCAACATAGGTAGAGGTATTTAAAAATGGAATTTCAACGGGGTTGATTGTAATTTGTGGTCTTGAGGTTGACTCAACAAACCACTCATTTATACCCAAAGATGAAGGAAATCTAAGGATAAATCTATTTTTTCTTTTGGGTTCATAAGGAACCGGCATTTTCATTAGTAAGTCTGCCATATTTTCTATTTACTTTTATTCAGTTTATTTTATTTCTTTATCTAGTTAGTTCACTAGGTAGTTTATTTTAATAATAAATATTATAGTTTTTATTTTATTTCTTTTTTTTGTCCTCCATGTGTTGCAAAAACTTTTACTGGACTTTCTTCCGGATATTCTTTTTCTAGAAATCCTTTGATTTTTTCTATATTTCTAAGATCGTCATCAGAAAATCCTATTTGGGGTACAAAAAAATTCTTTACATCATTCTTGAAAAATGCTCTGTTGTTTAATTTTGCAGACATTTCTTTTACATATCCTATGAATTCTCTTAAAGCGTTAATTTTACCTTGTTCGGGGTTTTGAGCACTTCCCTCTCCATATGTCACAGGATAAAATTTACACAAGTTGAGATACTCGTCGATCATTTGGGTTTTTGAAGAGTTAGTGACTTCGCCAGTTAATTCACGATATTTTTTTAAATTTTCGTAACAAACATTTCCATTTAATCCATTATAATTCATCAATAGATAATTTTTGCAAGCTTCACGAATAGCTTTTGGTGAGTGACCCCTCGCCGTAATAATTGCAAATATAGATCCACCATTTAAACACTCTACAAAGTCGTTCCATGATGGACCGGGAGGTGCGGTGAGAGCATCAATCACAAATTGTTTATCCCCTGCAACTGAAAAATGTCTAAAAGGATCTTTTGCAAAACCTACTATAGTAAGTCCGTGATAAATAAAAGGTTCTTTCCCGATCTGTTCACGGTATTTTGCAAAATCTTCACTACCCATACCCACCTCTCTGTCATCATCTGATAAAACCAATATTTTGGTCGGCATATAGACAATATTATCGTCCCAATCAAAAGCGTAATACTTTGAATCAGGAGTCAAGTCTTCACCAAAACCTTCAGAGAGGAATTTTTCCTCCACATATTCTGATATTATTTTTCGTAGTAGTTTCATTTTTTAAAAAAGGGGGAGACCTTTTCTCCCCCTTTTATTAAATAGTTGTTTAGATATTTTCAAACGATGCACCTGTTGGTGTGATTACGAATTCGATATCAATAAATTCCAAAGATCTTGTTGGTTTGATGTAAATCTTACCTGTTAATTGGTTTCTATCAATATCTTCGGGTGAACTTGATACTGTTACTCTAAAGTCCGTAAGACCTCTGTCTCTTCTGATACCATCCAAGATAGGATTGACCGCATCCAAGAAATCTTGTCTAACTTGTTGGTCATTTTGTTCGAAGAGAAGTCTAACAGCAACTGCAGAAATCAACTTACGAGCTTGTAACAACAATCTTCTTACATTGATTCTGTCAAGAGCGGACTCACGAACTTGAAGAGTTTTGTTACCCCAAATGACTGGACCAACATCCGAGAAGGTAGCAATTGGGTTGAGTCTTCCTTGATAAAGGATGTCTCTATCTTCTTGTGTAAGTTTTCTTCTTGCTTTAACTGCATTTACCAAACCTCTTGAGTAACCTGCTGAAGCGAACCAGGGGAATGCAATATTATCTGTAAGAGCCAAGTTTCTCACAACTTCTGATGTAGGTGGAATCCAAAGATTTGTGTTGTTAACACTATCTTTCACCAAAATCCAGGGATAGTAAGTTGCGGTGTAGTTAGAATCAATATCACTATCTTCTAAATTAACAACAGCATCTGTAGGATAAATGAAGTCCTCAGGATCTGAAGTAGTCGCTACAAACATATCATAGTCAGGTGTGGTTGTGATGTAAATTGAGTCAGCTCTATCTTGTTCAACGATATCGATAGCATCTTGAACAAGTGCCAAGTTATCTACATAATCAATACCGGGTGTTACAAACACGTTGATGTTGACTGACGCTGGGTTATTAAATGTTTGGAAACCTTTAAGATATGCGTAGTAGTCGGTGTTTGCCCATTCAGTATTTTCACCATCGGTGATTTTCTTGAACGCTCCCCATCCTGAAGCGTCAGGGAATTGTGCCGTTGCCGCCGCTCCGAGAAGATATTTGGTATCTCCGAGTTGGTAAGAGTCTGCATTAGTTCTATATTCTCTGTAGATATCCCAACCATCAAATCCACCTGCCGGTAAGAGAGTGAATTTACGAGAGAATATTTTATAATATGGACTTGATGAAGATGTTGGTTCTGCTTGGAAAGTAGCAACACCACACTGATACGCTGTTTGACCCGAAGTTACATATATACTTGGAATCGTGATAGCACTTGCGTTAATATCCATGTGGAAACCTTGAGTCAAGTAAGTCCAATCAGCTGATGTTGTATCAGTTGCGATGTTATCAGGTAATTGTTTTCCTTTGTATGAGAAGAAGTCCGCATCATAACCTTGTACGTTAGATAGACCCAAGTAAGTTCTTCTAACTTTATCACCTGAACTTCTAACACTTGAAGCTCCACCACCTGCAGTTAATACGGGTGTATTAAATGGGGGTGTATAAACAAGTTGACCAGGTGTGTAGTATTGTGTTTTGTAAACCAAGAATGGAGAAATATTTGTTGAATAGTTTCTTGAAATATATCCTTCAAAACCACAAGGAAGAGCGTCAACGGGGTGACCCTCGACAATCTCAAGCATGATATACGTTGACTTCAATTCGTACTCACCATTAGCGGTACCAACCTTCAAAGCTATGTAACTTGGACTTGAAACATCCATAGTACAATTCGCAAATCTTTCCAAAACTACAGGATTTTCATCTGTATCGTAGAAATCACGAACTAAGATATCAAAGTTGTTATTTGCGAAAGACATGTTAACCAAAGAAATCTTGATTTGTCTGTTAGCGTTATTACCATCGGAGATTGAAATAAATCTGAACAATCTTTCAACTATATCACCACGAAGTTCAGAGACAACATAAGGTGTAGATGGAGTTTGATATTGTTCACAGTACCAACCAATTGTATCCGGATCTAAACTTTGTGCGGAATCAAAAGAAACCAAACTTGTTGAAAGACCTCTAATTTTACCTTGATTGTAAAGTGTAGCCATAAGACCTGAATACTCTTCTTCAATGAACAAAGGAACCTCCGTTCTATCTTTGTTGAAGTTGGATCTACCAAACACCTTACCAACAAAATCAGTATTAGATGACTGGAATGAAGTTTGGAAACTGAATGTAACCGCATCTTTTGTAATACCAGAAACTGTGAAGTTATTGAAAGGATTTTGAGAAATACCATTCAAGTTATCTAACATTACAACATCGGTAGTTCCTGTTACTTCGTAGGTTGGGTTATTGTTATCATTATATAGTGAAACACCTCTTGATCTGAAAGTACCAACAACTAAATTATGAGAATCAGAGTAAGTATCTGCAGTATAAGAGTTAACAAAACCGACACAAGTACCTGTGTAAGAACCAGTTCCGTTAGTCGTCAATGTACTTATTCTTGATGTGAAGGACAAACCTGTGTAAGTATCATTGGTTAACTCAAACAAACTATAATACCATGTATCGTTACTTACCGCTGTTAAATCGGCACTTGATGCGTTCAAATTATCACAACCAAACACGTTAACAAGTTCTGTGAAACCAGCGGCTGTAAGTGCATTGAATGTACCTGCAGATAAAGAACCATATACATAAGCAGTATCTCCTGACAAAGTATTGTCTGAAATAATATCAAAAGCAAAACCCTCGATTTCATCTAATACAGTAGAAGTAGTACCATTTGCAAAAGTTACAGTATTACCTGTGACACTTGAAATGTATGAACTAGCACCACCACCTGAAAGGGTAATAGAGATGCTACTTGTAGAAGCTGTCGTACCCACAAAAGTGAAACCAAAAGTACCTAAGTTAGAGGACAATGCAACGGTGTCTACATCAGGGTTAGAAATGGTTTTGATTGACCAAGAAGGACCAGCATCATAACCAGAAAGACCCAAAATTCTTGTAACGAAAAGTTGGTTGGATTGTTGAAGATATGCTTTAGCTATATAAGCCGCTTCATATTTTGGGATTTGAGTGTTTACAAATTTGGTTGGATTGGTTCCTCCAAAATACAATTGGAATTCATCGAAATTTCTGATGAAGACGGGTTCAAATGCGGGACCCTGTAATGTCTCACCGACGAGACCCAACGTGGTAACACCAACACTTTGAGCCACAAACGATAAGTCTCGTTCTGAAGTATATACTCCAGGAGATACGAATACTGAATTTGCTGTTGCCATTTTTTGATTAAAAATTCTTTACTTTTATTTTTTCATAAATATTACGGAAAATCTCAAAAGAATGGGGTAACAAAACAAATTTTCAAAAAAAGATAATTTTTTCATACTTTTTTATCCTTGATTTAATACGTCAATAACGTATATTTTCTACATGAAGAATATAAAAATATCAGAAGAACATCACTTATTACTAAAAAATTACTGTATGAAGAATGGTATTAAAATTCACAAATTTGTGGAAAAATTAATTACGGATAATTGTAAAAAAAAGAAAGACATATATGGTGAATGATCAAATCAACTTTGATGTCACCATAATTTTACTATCTTCATTATCGTCAACCTTCCTAATGGTAATCGAAACAGTATCACCATTATTTACAAAAACTAAGGGAGAGTTTTCACCAAAATATTCATTATTAACGTAGACATAGTAACTTTCAACATTGATTAAATCACCAAAGGTCAAATCGGCATTGAAATCAAACTTTTGACTCAAAGTGGTAAGACCATTCAAATAACTAAAAGAAAAGTCAGTATCTCTTAAATCAGGAACAACAAATTTTTGTCTTCTTCTTTTGGGCGGGACTACCTCAACCATCTGAAGTATTCTATTAATCGCAGGATAGACCTCAAACTCTTTTTCATCAATCAAGAATCCAAGCATTGTAAAACTATAATCTTGAATATAGTACTTTCTTTTTTCCAAATCCAAAACAGATTCATCCGAAACATTTTCTAATACAATCGGAATATAATGACCCTTAATAAAAGTGTAAGCCTGTCGTGAAGCAAATTTAGAAACAACGACTTTGTTAAATGCATTCAACTCGGTCATTCTGTTACAAAAAATCTTTACATTAAAAGTAATATCAACAGGAACAGGTTGAGGTATTTTGTAAATATCCATTCCTTTTCTGTTTCCGTCCCATGTTGGAACCTTAGCATAATAAAACATTTTTTTGTTTGGAATGTTATACTTTAAAGCCGGATTGGTTCCGAATTTTACATCAGGATTTCTAACAGTTGCTATAAAAGGTGGGTTTATGTTTTCATCTAAATCTGTAAAATTCCAAGTTTCGGCAAATTGTGCCCAATTCTGAGTAGTAATTATAATATCAATGGTGGGTATTTTTTTTCCTGAAACAACGGTTGAAAGATCATTCTTCACAAACTCCAACATCCCCAAATCAAGATCTTCGTGTAAAATACTTTTGGGAAGATAGGTTCCATCTTCTGTAATATAATCCAAAAGTTGTTCCCTCCTATCAAGAAGTATCTTATCAGGAACTAAATCAATTTTCTTCTTTATCTTTTTTGGAAATCCCATCAGTTCCCTCTAAATTCGTTGTCCTTAACGGGTGAAGCAATAATTGTCCTATAATAAGGATAGACTCCTCCGTAAGTATGTTTATTGTCTGAAGTTACTTTTCCGTCGTTTACAACTGTATAATATCTGACTCTTGATTCGGTTTCATAATAACCGATATAATCACCATATTTTATATCTATACCCAACTCTTCAAGTTCTGAAATATAAACAGATATTTGAATATTTCCCGGTTCTAAGTTTCTGAGTTTGGTGGATCCCAAGTTTTCATTTTGGGGTTCCATAACTCTTACATAACCTTTGAATTCAACGGGTGTTTTATAAACAATTCCATCTTCTTCTACTTCACCGTAAACATTACTTTTTTTTGTTTTGGACTGATCTATTTGATATAGAACTAATGTAAAGTTCATATCACCATAGAGCCATTCTTGACCCATCTCTAATTCTAAAGAAAAATCTTTATCACCAAAAAATTTTGAAAGCCTGTTTATAGGTACTTTTCTATTCATACACTATAAATATTGAAAATAAGTTTTTTATTCGGGTAGTGGTACTTGGTCGAAATAATGATATAGTCCCCCAACTTTAAGTTTTCCTGACTTTATTTGCTCGAGAACTGAATTAAAAATATCTGAATTAACCTTTAAAGCTCCGCCAACATATTCCAAACTCTCTAAGGATGTGACCGCAGTGTTACGAATATCCAAATCACCATCCACACTATTCAAACTATTCAAATGTTTCAGGTTTTTAGCATCATAAAGATCAAGATTTCCGTAAACCTCAACCAAATTATTAAAACATTTTAAGTCCTCAGAACTAAAAAAAAGAGTATGAAGAATTCTTCTCTTGAAAAAATCTAAATTACCTTCGAATGACCAATTTTTGTGTCCGTGTTTTTTTAAAAAATTGAGGAATCCACTTTCACCATCAGGGAAAATACCAAAACCAGGTATTAACAACACCTCTTCTGTTTCCTCTTTTAATATTTTCTTGATTAGATCTTTCATGATATTTTAATTCATCTCTTGAAAAAATCCTCCACTCGTTGGAGAGGCCCAGATAGGCATCATTGCCGTTGTTGATACCTCTGTATTGAAAACATCCTCCACCCACATTGTTATAAGTTGTTCAAATACAGATTGTCCCTCATTAAACCACGTTGAAAAATTTTCGTAAAATTTGTAGTAATACAAAAGTTCTCCTGATTTTTTTAATCCTATCACCCATTCTTTTGTCTTTGGATTTACAATCCAAATTGACTCAGGTGAGTGCTTAAATCTATTTTCAGGAGTGTCCGTATAAATCTCATAACCTTGTGTCTCCATTTCCATAAAACCATAGAATGCTTTAATTAATGCGGGTTTGAGATCCGATGTTTCTTCTCTTAATATTTTTTTTATTAGATCTCTCATATAGTTGATAAATATACAAAAATAAACTATTTTTTTATTAGATTATGGGAGAAACTTTATCCAAGACACAAAACTTGCCCGAAGTCAAGGCGATGACAATTTTGGACACCTATGAGGGTTCCAATAATTATATCCTGAAATTAAAAAAAAGTTCCAAAAATCAAAAAAGTTTCAAACTATCCAAAAATCAAGCAACATATATTTTAGAAAACCACGACAAAACCCCAAAGGTCGCCAGAAAGTGGGTTGATATTGATTTTTATTTTTCAGAGAAAATATTTCTTGATAAATTATTATCCGAACCTCCAAAACAAGTTTATATTGAAAAACTATTGGTTGAAGGTGATAAGGCATTTCATGTGTGGGGGAAGTTTTTTGAGAGTGAAGATTTACACGACTTCTATTTACCAAAAGCCAGTTTGTTGAAGAAACAAAAAGAGGTAAAAATAGACTATGATAAGTATTCTGTCCGACCACCTATGGAACACCAAAAAATCGCAATAGAAAAGTTGGTTTCTAATGATAAGTTTATCCTGGCTGACGATATGGGTCTTGGAAAAACAACCTCAACAGTAATTGCATCTTTGGAAGTTGAATCCAAGAAGGTTTTGATTATTTGTCCCGCCTCTTTGAAGATCAATTGGTATAGAGAAATTAAAAACTATACCGATAAAACTATCTCAATAGTTGAGGGGAAAAAGTGGGAAAGTGCTGATTATGTAATTGTAAATTATGATATCATCAAAAACTTCCACGACGAATCAAATAGAGAAAACTCTACCATTCTTAAAGAAAACTTTGATTTGGTTATTATTGATGAGGCGCATTATATTCAAAATAAAAAAGCAGCGAGAACCAAACTTTGTAATGATGTGGCAGAAAAAATTGGTCGGGTTTGGTTGCTTACAGGAACCCCACTTACCTCAAGACCGATTAACTACTTTAACCTTTTGGAGTTGGTTGACTCTTCCGTTGCTCAAAATTGGATGGCATATGTAAGAAGGTATTGTAACGGATTCCAATTCAGAGCAGGAAACAGGTTGATATGGAATGTAAACGGAGCATCAAATCTTGAAGAACTCCGAGAAAGAACTCAACCCACCATCTTAAGAAGATTAAAAGAAGACATCTTGGATCTTCCCGATAAAATCAGAACACCCGTCTATTTGAATTTACAATCCAACTTATATAAGAGTTTGATGGGGGAATATTATGAGTGGTATAGAAATAGTGAGGAATCCAAATCTTTGGCACTTCAATTCTCAAAACTTATGAAGGTCAGACAGATAATTTCTCAAGAGAAAATACAAAATACAATAGAAATTGCAAACTCGGCGATAGATCAGGAAAAAAAGGTGATTATTTTCACCAATTTTACCGACACTTTGAATCAGTTTGTGGATTATTACAAAAAAGATTGTGTTTATCTTGATGGATCTTGTTCCAAAACAAAGAGACAAGAAGCGGTGGACAAATTTCAAAACGATGAAAATGTCAAAGTGTTTATCGGAAATTTAAAAGCTGCCGGTGTCGGCATTACCTTAACAGCCGCCGAGGTTGTGATAATGAACGACCTATCATTTGTCCCGTCGGATCATTCTCAAGCCGAAGACAGGGCTTACAGGATTGGACAAAACAACAAAGTCAGCGTTTATTATCCGATCTTTGAAAATACAATTGAAGGTGCGATTTATGATATTCTAACCAAGAAAAAAGATATTTTTGAAACCGTTATGGGGGATAATGTTGATGACGGAAGTGTGGCCGAAGAAATCTTAAATTTAATTACGGAACACTTCTCTTAATATTTATTAAGAAACTATCACATTATGTCTATTGAAACCAAAACCGATGTTTTAAAAAACCAAATCATCTTAGCCGAACAGAGAGACCCACTCTTAACAGAAATGAAAACCATCGGGATTGAGAATTTACCTTACAGTTACGCATCTTTAAGGAAGTTTATTGATCCCGAGACTATGAATGTTCACTACAACAAACATTACAAGGGTTATGTAAAGAACCTAAACTCTGCATTGAAGAAGTTAGGGGAAGACGATGTTGATCTTGAGAAGATTGTAAAAAATATATCAAGATATAATACAACAGTAAGAAATAACGCAGGGGGAGCCTTTAACCACGCCTTGTTTTGGAAGATGTTAACTCCAGAAAAACAGAATATTCACGGAGAAATTTTAAAAAGGATTAGAAAAGACTTCGGATCTTATGAAAATTTCAAAAACAAGTTTGTAAGCACCGCAACAAGAAAATTTGGATCAGGGTGGTGTTGGCTTGTTCTCACCAAAAGAAACACCTTGAAGATTATCTGCACCTCCAACCAAGATAATCCCCTTATGAATATCATCAAAAACGGTGGTTATCCACTTCTTGGGTTGGATCTTTGGGAACATGCATATTATCTCAAATACAAAAACAAAAGGGATGAATATGTTCAAAACTTTTGGAAAGTAGTGAACTGGGAGTTTGTAAATAAGTTATACAACGACCAAATTAACAGAGAAAAGAAAGAAGAACCCAAAGAACAGATCAAAGAATCAAGAATTTTGACTGAACAAGATTCGGTTGACCCTTGTAAAGGAACAAGATTTAAAATGGTGGTTTACAACAGATTGTCAAGAAACCAAAAGTTGAACTACTCCAAACTTATCTTTGATGTTTTTAGATACAAGTACTCTTCCAATTGGAAAGAGACCGATAGATCACAAGGTATTGAGTCAGGGTTTTATGATATAGAACAACCCGGAAGATCTGTGTTGAGTTATGCAAACACAAACTACACCCTTATGTGTTTTCTTGTTCTTATGATGAACAAAATTGTAAAAAAGAAGGGATGGGAAAACTTAAATCTAAAATCTGAGGACAACGCAACCTTTGATAAAAATTTCAACAGATTTTTGGGGATGTTAAAAGCCTTCAAAGATGAAATTACCCAAGATTGGGTGATGGAAAAGATACTTGATGTTTTAAAGAAACAACACGAAAAAGGTCAGGCCACAGAAAATAGATTCAAAAAGGTGTGTGAAGAAAAAAGTAACGGAAGAGTCACCGTTGAACTTGTAAGTGGTCTTGGAAATAGAGAAGATTTTTATGGAATTGACGCATATATAGATTTCGGAGATGGAAAGAAGTCCATTCAGATCAAACCTTTTGACGGATATCATATTGATGAAGAAGGTTATTATGTTATTGATAAAACCGCAGCGGTAAAAAAATATAACACAGATCTAATTGGATTTATTTCAAGAAGGGATGAGGTTTTAATCTTCAAAACCAACAATATGGATATTTCAACAGGTAAATATAGGTTCCCAGAAGAAAATAAGGTTGAACTATAATATTTATGTAAAAAAGATAAATGGCAGGAATTAGTCAATCAGAAAGGGAAACCTTATACAAAAGAGTTCTTCACTTGCTCGGGGCTCCCCTCCGTAGTATTGAAATAGAAGAAGAACAGATGGACTCTCTATTAGAGTTCGCCATTCAAGATTACTCTCAATACATCAACGAGTGGTTGATTGAATCACAGTGGACATCACTTTATGGACTAAACCTTGATGAACAATCACTCACAAAAGCATTTATTACAAGAAATTTAGATTGGGCAACACAATATACCTACGCTTACTCCAAAATTGTAGGATTACAAGCCGGTGGAGATTGGGTATTGGAAAAAGATTATGTAGATTTGGTTGCTGGACAACAAATGTATGAAATACCAGCAGGTCGTGAGATTAACGAACTACTTTGGTTTACCGTAGCAGAATTAAATGGAGGATTTATTGATCCATTCTTAGGTGGATTTGGTGGATTCGGAGGTATGGGTCTTGGTGGACCGGCAGGATATGCTCAGTTTGGTGTTCAAGGAAACTATTTCTTGATGCCTTCGTTTGATATTCTTTTGAGAATGCAAGACAGAAATATCAAACAAAGATTGATCGGCGGAGAATTAACTTATAGAGTAACGGCACTTCCTGACGGAAAGAAAGCATTACACCTCTATAACGTTCCCGGTGGTACCTTTGACTTCGGTAATATTGAAAGAAATAAGTATAGAGTTTGGTATTGGTACTACGATACTCACAACAAAGACAGAAACGATTGTTTGGCTAACAATCCTGACATTGTAAAATTACCATCAGATATTCCGATAGATGTAGTTACTTGGGATGAACTTAACACACCTTCCAAAACTTGGGTGAGAAGATGGTTCGTAGCTTATGTAAAAGAAACTTTAGGTAGGGTAAGAGGTAAATTCAGTGGTAATTTAAAGACCCCTGACTCCGAACTACAACTTGAATACGATTCTCTTTTAACTGAGGCTAAAGACGAAAAATCTAAACTTTTAGAAGAGTTAACCTTAAGACTTGAAAGACTTAGACCCGATAAAATGATGGAAAGACAAGCTCTTGAAGCTGAAAACTTAAATAAATCACTTCAATATAGAGCATTCCCTTATTCATTCTTCACCATTTAATATGAGTATTTTAAAATCTACACCCGTCTTTAAATTCATCGGCGAAAAATTCGTAAAAACATCAGAGATTTCAATAATTTCTGAAAAAGATTATTCAACCAATGGGGAGGGAGTTCTTTTGGTGAAAAAAGTTGACACTTGTATTTTGACTTTGGATTCCACAACAACAGATAATATCGTTGTGAAATCCTTAACCAAAACCATCATCAGACCCGACAAAGGATTGATTGATGAAGAGTATTCTGAATTAGAAATCAACAAAGGAACGTCAGTTCATTTCCAATTTATGGGTGGAAACTGGTATATCTTGGGTTCCGACGGAATTAAGTGGGACTAACCAACTCCAAATCCGCAAGTTCATAGATATAGTTGGGTGAAAGTCCCCTCTTTCTCCAATATTCAAGTTCCTGATCTGAAATAGTCAAAACCTCATCCAAAGAATCTTGGTCGGTTTCCTTGATTGGATTACCATTGATAAGTTTACATTGTGTTTTTGTGAACACATACTTATCTTTTGGATCATCAATCAAAAGGTTGTCACGGACAATTTCATCAAACACCACCAAAAGAGGTTCAATTCGTTTGTTGATCGTATTGATTGCTC